GCTTGGATGCTGTAGTTTTGGTTGGCCTCTCCACTGGTGTGGGGAAACTCCCAGCTCTCGAAGACTATACGGGTGATGCCGAAGAGCTCGAAGATGGGGCAATAAGCCGACACCTTAGCAGCCTCAAGATACTCCTTAAGGCGCTGAACCTCCGCCTTGGGATACCGTCCATCTACCCCTATGATCACCCCCTCTATACGGATACTGTAGTCATCGAGCGTCCAGCGCTCCTTGATCGATCCCCTAATCTTGCCCTTAGCGACTTGCCGCTTGGTGAGTATATGTTGCCCTGTGATGGTGATCATTGGCTCCTGGGGGAGGAGCCAAGGCTCTGCCCCCTCGAGGGCGAAGGATAGCGGGAACTGCATCGGAAGGCCAAGGGCATTCGTCTGAACCTCCTCGAGCTCCTCCTCAGAGAGGGGGCGATCCACGTCGGGGTGCTCCCCCTCAGGAAGGGAGACATGAGGGTGGTTAAAGAGGAAGGGGGGAGGCACGGGGAGACGGTGAAGGATAGTCTCCAGCTCAAAAGTCGTCATCGGTCTGTACTTGTTGCTATGGCGAGTGATCTATTGAGCACCGAGACGACGTTGCGCTCGAGCTCAGCTGTATCCGTCTTGTCCATCATTGACACCTGGATGCGCTCGACGAGCTTGCCGATGTGCACCGTAATTTGGGTGTTGCGTGTACCGCCCGTGGCGATCGCCTCCCCTGTCTTGCCTCGACCGCCCTTACCCCCCTTGCCCTCCTTGGGCGAACCAAAGATGACACTATCACCACTCCCGCTACCGAGGAGCCCTGGGACTGAAATGCCCTGGGGCTTAGCCCCCTCCTTGGAGGAGTCCTTTTGGGCGGCATCCTTTGCCCGCTCGGCAGCTAGATGCTGGTCGAATGCTGTACCGACACCACCGATGAGCTCCTTGCTCGACTGATAAGCCTGAGTAGCGCTATTGACGCCGACGAAGCCCTTAGCTGCCTCCCCCACTGCATCAGCCGCCCCCGAGAAATCGCCCGAGAATAGGAGTTTGATCGCCTTCCCCACATTTCCGATCGCCCCGAGGAGCTCGTTAATACGGTTGACGACATAGTCCTTGATGATCCCTCCAAAGCCCTTGAGGGTGTCCCACATCGTAAGGAGGAAAGCACGGAAGCCAGCGAACTTAGTCCAGCAATAGGTTACCACACCTATAAGGATCACGATCGCTGTGATGACGAGGCCGATGGGATTAGCTGCCATCACTGCATTCAGGAGCGCCTGCACGGCGGCAAAGCCCGCTGTAGCGATCTTTGCCACCACTGCCACCGCAGCGAGAGCACTATGAGCAATGGCTTGAGCATTGAGTGCTATGGTGACTACACCTACTATCCAAGCTGCAAGGAGAAGCTCCTTTCGCCATCGCTTGATAAAGGAGGCTGTACCTACAATCAAGTCGATGACACCACCCACTACAGCGAAGACCTTGGGCACATACTTCCCAATCGCCTCAAAGAGGTCGAGGAGGTAGGGCTTAACCTGATCGTAGATTTTCACCGCCCCGCTCTGAATAGCACCCATGAGCGTATTCCACGCACCCGCTCCCGACTCTCCGAGAGCGTCCATCATGCCGTAGAACTGACCGCCCTCGCCCGTAGCGTGTGCAATCGCTTGCGCCACATTCTCCGCCGTAATTTGCCCCTTGCTCATCTTGTCCTGGAGGCTCTCGTAGCTCTCACCCGTCATCTTAGCCAGCTCCTTGAGGGGATTGAAGCCCGCCCCAACGAACTGCATGAGATCCTGACCCATGAGCTTCCCCGCGGCATTAACCTGACCAAAGACGAGCGAGAGCGAGGCGAATTTTTGAGCGTCGCCGCCTGACACATCTGCCAGCTGACGCATATACCCAGTGACCTTATCTGCCTCGATGCCGAAGGAGAGCATCTGACGAGCTCCCTCGGTGAGTTGCATACGGTCGAAGGGGGTGCGATCGGCAAACTCAGCTATCTCCCCGAGCATCTGACTTGCACGCTCTCCGTTGCCGACAAGCGTCTTAAAGGCAATGCTCGTTTGCTCTGCCTGCATACCTATTTTAGACACCGCCGCAAGCCCACCGCCAACAAGGGCATAGGGATTGGTGAGGAGGGACAAGCCAGGTATACGATTGAGCTCCGAGGAGAGCGAGCTAAAGCTAAGCGCCCTGCGTATCGACTCGCCCACACGCTTAGCCTTGCTCTCAATGGAATTCAGAGCGCCAACGACTTCACGCACCGTCGAGCTGACATTATCTTGTCTCGCCTTGAGGTTGATGAGGAATTTCAGCTGCTTATCCATTGCTTTGGGCTTCGAGCTTACGAAGTTCGTTTAGGTAGTTAATAGTGGCTGCCCACTGATGGTCGGGCAGGGTATCTGGGTCTACGTGGAGGTAATAGCGGATATAGGTGTCGAAGAAGAGAAAGCTCTCCCAGGAGACTTGTCGCTCCTCGGAGGCGGATAGGACATCCGCCTCCCTTAGAGCTTTTTTACTTCCGCCTCCTTAGTCTTCAAGATTTGGTCTAGCTTACCGATGGCTGGGAGGAAGTAGTCGTCGTCCTCGAGGATCTCCTGATCCCCCTCCAGCCAAAGCTGCTTAAACAGCGTCTCGGAGAGCTGAATGGGATCCTTGATACCCGACACGAAGCTGAACTCCTGGCGGGTGGGCTTGCGAAGCACACAGCTCTTGTCCTCGACGGTAATCTCATAGAGGGCATCCTTGCCATACTGCTTTTTCCAGCCCTCAATTTGTTCTGGTTTGAACTCCATTCTAATGTCAATCTAATCGTGTTCGTAAATCTAGCTCGCCTGCTTCCTGAGGAAGGTGAAGGGGATAGCATACTCTGTGAACTTGTCCCCCTGCTTCCACTTGTCCTCCTCCTTGGAGAAGGTACAGCCGATGAGGGTGTCAGTGTGCATCGTGTCGCCCTGGGTAGGGTCTCCGTAGCTGACGATGATGGTCGTCGAGGCTCCTAGGATGCTCCCTCCACACGCCTTCTGCAGGAGGTGGAATTCGCTCCCCGTGAGGGTGATCGTCCCTGAGTACTTGATGTTCCCACGCTGGATAGCCATCGGCTGGCTACCAGCTCCGTAGATAGCCTCTTGCTCCTGCTCGGCGGTGTACTCGATGCCACGGAGACCCGTGACTCGACGACCGCCGAGGAGCAAGGTGATGCTCATCCACTCGTACTCGCGCCCGTTGTAGATGTTCATTGCGTTGTTACTTGTTAGATGATACAGCTGAGAAGCCGAGCTCAACATCGACGTAGCGGGCATAGCCGAAGGGGCGTACCGATAGCTTGGCTCGCACCTCAGAGGTGGAAAGCACATTACCAGGTACTATCTCAAAGAGACATCCACTACCCGTAGTTGCATCAGCGGAGAGCTCCGATTTAGCAGTCATAGCTCTGTCAATTGCCCCCGTGACCTCCTGCTCCAAGCTACGTACCGTTGCTGGGTGCAGCGTGCCATCACTCTGAAGCTCGAGCTCATCGAGGAGGAGTCCGAGGAGGGTGTCGTAGGCGATGCGATAGGCCTTATCGATCGTACGGCGGGCGGTGATATGGGCATAGTCACTCGACTCCGATACCGCCAAGCGGTCATCGCAGAAGTAGAAGCCCGCACGCCCGACATACTGCCGAGGGCAGATATAACCTCGGGTGTAGAGGTCGGCTACAGCCCCCGTCTGAGTCTCGAGGGGCTGACCGCCCAGGTAGAGAGCATCGGCGGCAATCTTGCCATCCAGCACCCTACCGACGTTGCGCTGTACGCCGACCTTGGCGAGGCGCCCAGCAAGCAAGCCTACTGCAGCACCCTTGCCTTCCGCCTGAGTGTCTCCAACAAAGACACCCACACGGTCGCATCCGAGCTCGGAGATGTCCTTAAGTCCCTGACGCTTAAAGCCTCTACCCTCAAGGATGACAAAGAGGGGAGCATAGAGTGACTCCGTGGCATAGATGGCGGTCTCTTGCGCCTTGGGAATAGCGGAGAGTACATCAGCCACAATGCCCTCCGAGGCCTCTGGCTCGTCCTGGGCATCGAGGGCGACGGCCACGGCACGAAGGCGCCCCTTACACAGGGTGATGAGCTTAC